AAAGATACTAAACAAGACAAAATCCTGATTATAGTGCCCACTACATCGCTTGTAGAGCAGTTATTTAAAGACTTTAAGGACTATGGTTATAATAGTGATCGTAATGTACACAGAATCTATTCTGGCCATGAAAAAGAAACAAACAAAAGAGTGATTATATCTACATGGCAATCTATCTATAACTTACCTAAAAAATGGTTTGAACAATTTGGTATGATAATAGGTGATGAAGCACATTTATTTAAAGCTGTATCATTAACTAAATTAATGACTAAACTAGAAAAATGTAAATACAGAATTGGTCTTACTGGTACTTTAGATGGTACTAAAACACATAAACTTGTACTAGAAGGTTTGTTTGGTACGGTTAACAAAGTTGTATCTACAAGTGAATTGCAACAAAAGAAACAACTTGCGGATTTAAAAATTATGTGTTTAGTATTACAGCACGATCAGATAGCTCGTCAATTTTTAAAAGAAAAATCGTATCAGGAAGAAATGGATTATTTGGTTTCTAACGAAAAAAGGAATAAATATATAAGGAATCTATGTCTTTCTTTACAAGGCAATTCTTTATGTTTATTTCAGTATGTTGAAAAGCACGGTGAGATTCTTAAAGAGTTAATCGAAGATAAAGCACAAAACAGAAAAGTGTTTTATGTACACGGAGGTGTAGATGCTGATGTTAGAGAAGATATTAGAGCTATTACGGAGAAGTCCGATAACGCTATCATTATTGCTAGTTATGGTGTCTTTTCCACTGGGATTAATATTAGGAATCTTCACAACATTATTTTCGCTTCCCCTAGCAAATCTCGTATTAGAAATTTACAATCTATTGGTCGTGGCCTTAGGTTAAAGGATAACAATTCATCTGCAACTTTATATGATATTGCTGATGATATATCATACAACGATAAGACGAACTATACATTACAACACTTTAAAGAAAGAATAAATATATACAATGAAGAAGATTTTAATTATGAAATCCATAACGTGGAGTTAACCAATGGCAAGACAAGAAGTTAATATTATAAAGATTATTAAACTAGTCAATGGTGATGACATAGTTTGTATTTTACCTAAAGAACAATTGGCAGAGAAATCTCCATTATTAAGAGTATCAAAACCTTTACAAGTAAAATATGTTCCTCAACTTACTCCACAAGGTATAAAAGATTATGTGGCTTTAATAAAGTGGACAGGTTATTCTAAAGATCAGATTGTAACTATTGCAAAAGATAAGATTATGACTATTACAAATGCCACCGACTCAATGACAAAGAGCTACCACCATATTGTAAAAGATTATGATAAAGAAAATCTTAAATCGCTTGATAATTCAAAGTATCAAAAAGAACAATTAAGCGATGATACGAATAAAGAAATAAACGAGATATTTGACGAGTATGAAGATGAGGAGTTTGATGGAACTTATAAAAAGACTCTACACTAACTTATAGTATCCTCTATTAACGCTCAACACGCTTAGTATATAATAATTTTGGTAAAAAGTCAATACTGATTTGAAGGTACAATGAATAAAAGTGAATGGATAGTAAAGGTTACTTATAATAGTGATAATTGGAAAAAATATTGTGAACTTACTTATACATACAAAGGCACTCCTAAAACACTCGAAAAAAGAATTTGGAAACACTATAATGAAAAGTATGAAAACTATGGTAAAGCAGAAGCTGTAGTAGTAGAATTAATTACAGAATAATTAGCTAAAAACATTGACAATTTAATGAAAGTATAGTATATTAACATCATGGCAGCAAAAAAAGAACATTACGTAAATAACAAAGATTTTTTAGAGGCAATGACAGCCTACAAAAAAGAAGTAGATAAAGCGAAAAGACAAAAAAAAGATAAACCACTAGTATCAGATTATATTGGTAGTTGTTTTTTAAAGATAGCGAATCACTTATCGTATAGACCTAATTTTATTAACTATACATTTAGAGATGATATGATTAGTGATGGTATCGAAAACTGTTTACAATATTTGGATAACTTTAATCCAGAGAAATCAAACAATCCTTTTGCTTACTTTACACAAATAATTTATTACGCCTTTATTAGAAGAATTCAAAAAGAAAAGAAACAAACTACAATCAAACATAAGTTAATTATGGATAATAACTATGATGATGTAGCACTTCAACCAGGCGATGATGGAGAGTTTAAAAACCAGTTTAGAGAATTTTTACAAAAGAATATAAAGATGGAAGAACCTGTAAAAAAAGAAAAGCCTAAAGCTAAAAAGAAAAAGAAAGCTAAAGCTACCCTAAACTTCTTTGTTTAATTATGAAAATAGCGTTATTAAATGATACGCACTTTGGTGCGAGGAACGATAGTCCAGCATTTTTGGATTACTTTATGCGTTTCTATAATGAAATATTTTTTCCCTATCTAAAAGAACATAACATAAAAACATTTGTTCATTTAGGTGATGTGGTTGATAGAAGAAAATTTATTAACTTTAAAACAGCACATACCTTTAGACAAAAGTTTATGAAAAGATTATGGGAAGAAGGTATTGATACTCATATCATACTAGGTAACCACGATACTTATTATAAGAATACAAATGAAGTAAATGCAATCACAGAATTGTGTACGACCTATGATGGTAAACATGAACCTTGGATATATGATAAAGCGAAGACAGTTAATCTAGGTGGTTTAGATATATTGTTTATACCTTGGATATGTGATGAAAACCATGAACACTCTATAAAAGAAATAGAAAATACTAAAGCACAAGTGGCGATGGGTCATTTAGAAGTTAAAGGATTTGAAATGCACAATGGTGCTTTCAATAATCAAGGTTTAGATAAATCAATATTTAAAAGATTTGAAAAAGTTATATCAGGTCACTTTCATAAAAAATCTGATGATGGTCAAATATATTATTGTGGCGCTCAATATGAAATTACATGGTCAGATTATAAATGTCCAAAAGGGTTTCATATCTTTGATACAGAAACAAGAGAACTAACAAGAGTACCTAATCCAATTAGAATACATAAGAAACTTATTTACAATGATAAAGAAGAAGACTATTCAAAAAAGAATTTAGAACAATTTAATAACACCTTTGTAAAAGTATTTGTAACAAATAAAACAAACGAAGAAATGTTTAACAATCTAATTGATAGATTACATAACACAATAGATACACACGAAGTTAATATTATAGAAGATTTAACTAGTGATATTACAGCATCTGTTAAAGAAAACATATTAGAGCAAGGTGAAGATACACTTACATTTTTAGGTAACTATGTAGAACAAGTAGATACCGATTTAGATAAAAACAAATTAAAAAAAGTAGTTAAAGAGTTATTTACAGAAGCAATTGAAAAATGATTTTATTTAAAAAGATTAAGTGGAAGAACTTTCTTTCTACTGGTAATACCCCTGTTGAGATAGATTTAAGAAAATCACAATTGACATTGATGATTGGTGCTAATGGCTCTGGTAAATCAACAATGTTAGACGCATTATGTTTTGCTCTATTTAATAGACCATTTAGACAAATTAAAAAAGAACAAATAGTTAATACAATTAACAATGGTGATACAGTTATTGAGTTAGAGTTTCAAGTTGGTACAAAAATGTATAAAATTATAAGAGGTATCAAACCAACTATCTTTGAAATATACTGTGATGGCGTACTACAAAACCAAGATGCGTCAAGTATAGATTATCAAAATGTTTTAGAAGATCAAATACTAAGATTAAATTATAGAGCATTTAAACAAATCGCTGTATTAGGTTCTTCTTCTTATCAACCATTTATGCAAATGCGACCAAGACATAGACGAGAGGTTGTAGAAGAAATATTAGATATAAGAGTTTTATCTCATATGGACGTGTTAACTAGAAATCAACAAACAGCATTAGGTAAAAAAATTGTTGAGGCTAGACACCAATGTGACTTAATCGAATCAAAGTATGAATTAGAAACAAGACATTTTGAAGAACTAAAAAATAGAAGTACAGGCGATATTGATATAAAGAGAAATAAGTTACAACAAAATGATGATGCCAAAGAACAGTATTTAAGAAAGATACAAAAATTAGATACTGACTATAAACAATTAGAAGAAGGTATAAAAGAAAAAGATAAGATTGAAACTAAAAGAAAACAACTAGAGAAATTAGAAACAAAGATAGAACAAAACCTAAATACACATGAAAAGAATTTAAAGTTTTTTGAAGAAAATGATAACTGTCCAACTTGTACTCAAAAAATACAAGATGACTTTAGAGATGATAAGATTAACTTTGAAAAAACTAAACTTACTACTTTAAATGCTGGTATGAAAGACCTAGTTAAAGAACTGTCAAATGTAGAAGGTAAGATAACAGATTTAAATAATATATCAAATAAGATGTATGATATTAATATAGAGATGTCAAAACTAAACACATCAATAGATGAGATTAAAAAATTTAGTGACAGTTTACACAATGAGATTATATTACTAGAAGGTAAAGAAGAAGATGGTAAAGATGTAGAAAATCAATTGTTAGAACTAAAAAAACAATTAGAAGAAACTAAAACAGAGTTAAATAATATATCTGAAGAAAAGAAATATATTGATGTAATAAGAGAAATACTATCTGAC